GGATTTCGGGTCCGGGTTTGAGGTGGCGCAAGGGCCGCATGCCGTGGATGCCGGACCACCAATGGCGCGCCGCTCGCTTTGGCACTGATTTACACCGCCTTTGGCACCAAATGTCGCGCACTTTGGCGCTCAAACGGTCGAAGAAAAGCTGCCCCTGGGCGGCTTAAACCCCTCACGCTCGCCCCCTACTGACGCGCAGCGCGATGATTGGGGCACTGAGATTGAGATGGATGCGAGGCGCTCCCGTTCGTACAGCCCAACAGAATTGCGCCGCATCTCAGCTACGGCAATTTCTTGAGAATGAATGAAGTGGGTAGCGCTTCCTTCACCTGTTCAACCACTTTAACTTCCAGGGTCGTGTCTACTGTCTCTGGAGGAGACTCAGTGATCGAGTCCTCATACATAGAAGTGAATTTGATCTCGAGAACAGCGAACACTTTGGGCTTGCCATCTAAGTAATCGTATAGATCGAGCTTCAAAGTATCTCTCGTTCGGGTCCCTCGAAGCATTCCAAAGTTGTAGCCCGACAGCCCTCGGATCGCCTCTGAATACATCTCACCAGACGTGGAGTCTGACTGACTCGACAGGACGATACGTATCGCCGCCGTTTTAGCTGTGACATCCTGCGGGCTGTATTCCCATATGCCAGAGAGTCCTTTGTCTACTTTGTGGTCGAGGACTAATTTAGTCACCGTAGCGAACGCTGCGCTCGGGATCTCGGGTGCACGACGGACAGCATCTGGACCTTGGACAAGAAGGTTGCCAACCATTGTCCCTAGCGCCACCACAGCCAGTAGAGGTAACCTCGACACTTGGGCTTTCAGACGAGATCGCCAGAGCGGGAGTCCTTGCAGGGGTGATACAAGATTTCTGGGCGAACGCGGAATGGGATATTTGCTTCTCATGAGTAGTCGCGATCCTGCTAAAACAACCCAGCGGGCTCAGCATCACGGTTCCAACTGTAAATGACCAGTTCGCCACGTTCCACACGATTGGCGCCACCGCCCACGGTGTAGTCCAGTTTCAGCTCCTCCATGTCGTACCCGGAGAAGCACTTCCGGATCGCTGGGTGATCGTTGATACTGACCACCGCCTTGCCCTTGATCTGCTTGAGTTTGGCGGCCATCAGCTCGTACTGCTCCCATGGGAACGGCACACCATAGCCTTCCGTCTCCCAGTAAGGAGGGTCCAGATAGAACAGGGTATGCGGGCGGTCGTACCGGTCGATGCAGGTCGCCCAGTCCAGGTTCTCGATGTAAGTCCCAGCTGCCAGGCGCAGATGGGCGGCCGACAGGTTCTCCTCGATCCGAAGCAGGTTGATGGCCGGGGCTGTGGTGGCGGTGCCAAAGGTCTGCCCAGCCACCTTGCCGCCGAAGCTCTGCTGCTGCAGGTAGAAGAACCGGGCGGCGCGCTGCACATCGGTCAGCGTCTCGGGCCGGGTCTCCTGCAGCCACTTGAACACCTGGCGGCTCGTCAGCGCCCATTTGAACTGGCGCACGAACTCCTCCAGGTGGTGCGTCACGACGCGGTACAGGTTGACCAGGTCACCATTGACGTCATTCAGCACCTCGACGTCGGCAGGGTTGCGGGCGAAGAACACCGCCGCCCCGCCCGCGAAGACCTCTACGTAGCAACTATGGGCGGGGAACCTGCTCAGCAGCAGGTCAACGAGACGGCGTTTGCCGCCGATCCAGGGAATGATGGGTGCCATGGTGGGTTCCAGTTACGTTGGACGCTCCATGGCGCTCTGAGGTGGGGCTCTCGGCCCTCAGTGAATTCATGACCCCGCAGCGGGGGCACTTGATGCTCAGCCGGATGTAGACACCCTCGCCGAGTTTGCGGCTGCATGCGCCGCATCGAATCTCTTCCATATTTGCAAGCCTGTTTCTCTGTACGAAAACTCTGATAGGCTCGACGCGCTCTCGCGAGAGTGGCGGGTCTTGCCTGGCTTGCAGGTCACTTCTGCAGGTTGGGGGCTTGGCCAGGTGTTAGCGCACTTGGCCAGGTCGCCCGTCTTTTTTCGATCTACCCTTCTGCCGACACATACGTCAGTGTCGGTGCACCTCCTTCAATCAGTCCAGCACGCACAAACACGCGCTGGCCTAGGGTGCCCTCTCCCCGGGCCTGGAGCACCCCGCCGCCTGGCAGCGTGATGATTGCCACGCCCCCAGCGATGGAGGTGATCTCACCCACTTCCAGGGGCTGGTCTGGCATCAGGTCCATGAACTCCCGGTAAGCGTTAGGCATGGGTCTCGATCTCCAGCGTTTGACGCAAGCGCGGACGGTTCCACTCGATGGACGTGCCGCGCACGATGCCCATCACCGTTGATTCGCCCAGGTAGCGCACGAATTGGCCCGGCACGATCACGCCACTCTCGGGCAGCACCTGCATGTTCAGCGTGATCCGCTCTTGCCTGCCGGTGTCCGAAAGCTCTGCAATACCGCGCTGGCGATGGGCGTCCGGGTGCGTGATCAGTGCATGGTTCACCTGCGGTGCGATGATGTTTCCCGGTGTACCTGTCCGAGTGAACGGGCCAAACACCCCGGCTCCAATGCCGCCGAGGAACACGCGGTTGTATGCGGGCTTGTCGATGTACTCGGTTCCTTCCACCTCTGCGGCATCGGCCGGGATCTCAAAGTCGGGTGTGATGGTGTCCCAGTACCAAGGCGCCAGCGGATAGCGAGGCAACACCCGCAGCGTGGAGGCCGTGTTGTGGGGCTGCACATAGCTGCTCGTGGACCGGCAGCATTCTGATGTTTGAGTCGGATGTCAGATTCCAGGGCATGTGGAGCTTAGCGTTCGACATGAGCATCATGACCCGGCTTGCCGGGACATAACCGCTTGATGGAGGTGCTAGACGCCCTCTTGCTTCGTTGCCTCGAGAGCAATGTCATTGGCGACGATCCATTGTTCTAAGGCCTCGAAGGCCGCTGGCCACTCTTCGTTGTACTCATAGTCAAACAGCGACATGCACAGCTCGACGCCTGACACGTGGGAGCTTGAGTACATGGAGGCCCACTTGTTTGAAAACGTAGTGACATATTCGCTCGGATCAATGTCCGAGTATCCGAGGCAGATACCAGATCAGCGCCCCAGACCTTTTTTCCTGCGACTATGGGCTGGAATTCAACGCGGTAAAACCAGCCGTCCTGAATACCAGAACCAGACGCGGACTGCATCCGCAGAACTATCTGACTGACTGCCAGTTTTGTGAGATCAGGCTGGCGCTTCCGCAGCCATAACTCACTGGCTTCTACAGCCTTCGCAATAGACAATGGCGGTGGCTTGGCTGAAGATGGTGTCCACTTAGGCTGTGCGCCCCACTTCTCGCGAGCCACCTCCCAGTTCTGCATGACGTTGTCGCGGCCTTCGCCCAACAAGAGGACGGAACTTGGCTGCGCGCTGAGCGTGGTCGGCATCAACGCGATGAATAGAATCGCTCGAAGAAAGTTGTGATTCATCTTGTCCCACGTTTGAGGGGCTGCCGAAGGCTGCAGGTATCAACTCAGCAAACTATAGCTCGTCATAGGCAGGCACAGGAACTTAGACAGGGCGGTTTGGACTGCAAGCCAGCGGGTAGCGACCCAACGGCAGCTATGTGTGGTTTTGTCCAACGTCGGCTTCGGGCCCTGAGCCGCCGTTCAGAAGCGCCACCCGTGAGCTGCCATTGACTAGCCGCGCTGCTGTTGGAAATCCCGGTCTCTGCCCCGACAAGCTATAGTTTGCCGAGTTGACGCCTGCCGGGTTTCCCGGATTTTTATACCTGGACATTCAAACAAGCCACCCTTTGCAAACCCTATGCTGCAAGCCACTTCCGGCTGGGGTCGTGCCCTGAATATCCCGCATGGTCCAGTTTATTCCGCAGATTTCGCGGGATACATCACGTTAGAACTCACAGTGGCCGTCTTGCACAATCACGCACGCCCATGAAAACATCCGATCGAACACGCGCTTGGCTCGTCGCACCACTGATTGCTTCCACTGTGCTCGTGGGCTCAGTCCGGGCGAGCTTCGCACAATCGAGCCAAGAATTTCCGACGCAGCGCGAGTGGGCATACGCGCAGCAGCCGGATCTTCATACGGGCGATCTCCAGCCAGAGGCTACGCTTATGAGCCGGAACACGTTGCCACGTCCCGCCGAGACGAAATTGACCAACTACGGATACATCTCAGTACGCAATGACCCCCGACGGCCTGTGAAGGTTGCTTTGACTATCGAAAAGCGGCTGCGAGGAGCAGGTGCGATGGACTGCAAACCATCCGGTTGCATGGTGAAGGTTCGTTTTGGCACAGCTTCTCTTATGAGCTTCCGTGCTCTACCTGGCAAAGACTGGCCTGAACAGATCGTTCTAGAGGACGGAGCTGCATTCGCGAAAGAGGCGTCTCGGACCGCCGGAGCAATCGATGTGCAGTTCACCGACTTGGAAAACGGGGCGGTCATTTATCACTTTGCGTCAGCTGCTCCACTGAGAATGGAGAGGTTAACGCCACTGCGGAAGTGAAGACACTTGGTGCCTCTGCGACAGATTGCAATGAATGTTTTTGAGCTGCGCGATGAGGCCTAATTTGTCGGGCGTACGGACACGTTGAGCATCCGCTTTAATCTGTCGCGACAGACCGCTCCTGGCCGAAAGCCGACATCGTAGCAAGCGACGCAGGCACAAATTTCGACCGCCCCCTTAACTGACCTTGGGGAATTGCGCCAGGTGGTGCTGTTTTAAAGGCGGAATAGGTCGGATTTACAGACGTCCGACCTCGCCAAGGTCGGACGCTGTGGATAAATTGCGTCGGCCTCCAATAACCTTCTGATTTCATTCGGTCTTACGAGTTCGGACGCACGGCCGACGTCCAACCTCATAACGTCCGACCTCGTGCCGCAAGTGGCTATTGCTTGAGGCGGCCGGTTTGTGCGGCCGTCTAGATGGGATATCCCAATGAAAACGGGGCCACTAGGCCCCGTAACCACTGCCCGACACTCCA